TTCCAAGGGTACGGCCGAAGATATTGTTGAGCTTTTGGATGATTTCAAAGCCGAGAACAATATCAAACCATCGAATGTCGTGAACCTCAATCAAAAAAAGGCTGAACGCAAAGCGGCGCTTACGCCTCCCGTTACACGCAGGGGAGCCGTAAATGCAAGCATGACGGTAGCCAATGATTTTGAAGGCGCATTTGATGAGGCAACCGCAAAACTACAGTAAAGGAGATGTACTACTATGGCAATGACCACTTACGGCGATATCCAGCCTAGAACAGCCGCTTATGTAGCGGTGGAGTTATTGAAGAGGGCTATGCCTTATCTCTGTCTGGAGAAATTCGGACAGGCTAAGACGTTGCCCGGGAATAAAACCCAGTCGATGAAGTTCCGGCGTTATAATTCGCTGGGCTTGCGCTTAACGCCTCTTGTCGAAGGCGTAACCCCTTCATCCGAGAAGCTGACCGCGACCGATATTACGGCCACTCTCCAGCAGTACGGCGGTTTGGTTGAAATCACCGACGTTATCGAAGATACCCATGAAGATCCGATCCTGCAGGAAGCAACCGCAGTATCGAGCGAGCAGGCTGCCAAGACCGTTGAAACCTTGCGTTACAATGTGTTGAAGGCATGCACCAACGTATTTTATGCGGCCGGTGTCTCTCTTGAAGCGAGCATCGCTACCCCTATCACCCGTTCCGATCAGAGGAAGATCGTTCGTGCCTTGGAGCGCCAGGAAGCACAGTTCATCACCTCCATCGTGAAATCCACACCTCAGTTCAACACGGAATCGATCCTGCCGGCCTATGTCGGTGTGACGCATGTTGACCTGACCGCCGATATCCGTGGCATGAGCGGATTCACCTCCGTTGCAGACTACGGCAAAATATCCGCGTGGGAAACCGAAGTCGGAGCTTGTGAAGATTGCCGTTATCTTAAATCCACCATTTTCACTCCTTATGCCGGCATAGGCGCTTCCACCTCGACCATGCTGAGTACGGGCGGAAACTGCGATGTTTATCCCGTGATGTATTTCGGGAAAGATGCCTACGGCTTTATCGCCCTCAAAGGCAAATATGCGATCACTCCGATCGTCATTAACCCTGTCCCCAGCAAGTCCGATCCGTTGGGCCAGAGAGGTTCCGTATCGTGGAAGACGATGCAGACTACCGTTATCCTGAATGACGCATGGATGGCGGTATACGAGTGCGCGGCAACGAACTAATATTCCGGATAGAGTTGGTCTGGAATGCTTAATACATTCGCGCCGCCCATCCTAGCCGGTGCGTCAGAGGTTTTAAAAGTCTAGGACAACACAACTTTTTATAAGGAGAAAAACATGTACAAGAAATTTGATGATCCCAATCCTAAAGTGGATCAGTCTGGTAGCAAGATATCCGGTGCATTCGATTTTGCGGTAATGCGCTCCGCGATCATGGGCGTTATGAATGAAGTTCTCGGCGGCACCGCCGGTACCGGTTATGTTACCGCCGGTTGCGAAGGCGGTTCTTCCAGCGGTGTTCAGACGGCCAATCCCGTTATCGTCAAGATTGACGGCGTGGCCTATACGATTACCGCGCAGAACAATATTCCCATGCCTACGAGCGGCACCACGCAAGGCGTTAACCAGATCGTGCAGGGGACTCAGGGCACGAATACCGTCTGTAAGTATCTTATTTATGCGGGTACAAGCGGATCTGCGTTTGTTGCACAGGGTAATATCGTTGACAAGGGCGATACCATTAAGAATTACGCGAATGCTGCGGCAGCGGCCTTGGATGCAAAACTCCCCGATCTGCCGGATTATTCTGTGGCTCTTGGATATCTCCAGCTCAACACGCCTGTGGCGGCAAAAGCTGTTATCCAGACGGGAACGTTGTCGACAATGGGTACCGTGGCATATACGGATTTGTTCAATATGCCTGTCGGTATCTAATCATTTTAACCAACGGGAGTGCCCGGCGACGGGCGCTCCTTAACCATTGAGGGAGGATATTTATCATGACGCAGCCAAAGCAAAAGTTAACTGATGAGCAACTTCATCCAGAAAACTATTTTAACGGTCCGGAAGGACATATCCGTGATCGTATTATTATAAACCAAAGTCCGGAAATTCCCAAAGAGGGACAGTTTATCTCTCTCAATGGGTATGCTTTTCTGGCCAAGCCTGGCGTAGAGATAGATATCCCCCGTCCAGTCCGGCTTATGTTGGATCGCCGGATAAGGACAGACACCACTCAATCCGAAGATAATCTAGGCGCGATGAAGACATTTACTCGCGATATACCGAGGATTACCTACACCTTGGTCAAAGAAGGGGTAAATGCGGACGAATTAGCGAAAGCAGGGAATCCAGGAGGGAATCCTGCACCGAAGTAAGAGGTCGACAAAATGATCGGTAAAGAACTCGTATGGCATTTGCGGAGTAGTGTTCTTGACGATATCGTTATTCCCTATTTGTGGGAAGATAAAGAGTTGCTGAGGTTCTTGAATTACGCCGAAGTCCAAGCTTGCCGGCGCGCGCATTTAATTATAGATGCCACGTCGCAGATGGACGCGGGCACAGCCGGAACGGCTAGTACCGCAGGCCAACAGGCTCTCTGCAATGTTACTGTCAAGGCAAATCAGGCTGTTTATACTCTCAGTTCAAAGATTCTCCAGATTCGCCGTTGCCAGCTTCAATCTATGGCTTTTCCTCTCAGCGGTCCGATAAGCTATAACGCTTTGGACAACGAGTGGATGCCTGATTGGTTTGGCACCGCCGGAACTGTATCTTTGTCCGACACTAACGGCTATCCCGATTTTTTTCTCAATGAGCCGGGAAACCAGATAACCTTTGTCCGTGCTCCTTCAATGAATGACACGGCATGGCTTATCGTTTCGCGTTTGCCCTTGCTTCCCTTTACCTTGGAAACCTCTCCGGAAATCGACGAAAAATGGCACATTGATCTGTGTGATTGGGCGGCACATCTGGCCTTTAGCAAAAACGATTCAGAAACATCAAACCCAGCTCTCGCCAAGGAATATGAGGCGAGTTTTACAGCCAAATTCGGGCCGCTACCCGACGCTTATTCGGAACGCATGAGAAAGGTTTTGTCTCAAAAGAGCCGCATGAGGCCGAGGGAATTCGGCAGTTAAATAACAGTAGAGTTATACATATCCCTCTAAAGGAGGATTTTAAAATGGCGATCTTAAAGATCAAAAAACTTGTTGAGGATCTGGAGAACAACACGACTCAGGTGCTCAGTTCGGCGGTTGCTTATGCACAGACCGCGGGTGTGGATTCGGGCACCGCTGCCTATGCCACCTCTGCCGGCGCAGCCGGTACGGCTATGAAAGCAACTTCCGCGGGCGTGGCCGGTACAGCTATGTTGGCGACTTCTGCCGGTGCATCGGGTACTGCGTTCTTTGCATCTTCCGCTGCTTATGCCGGAACTGCTCAGCGTGCAGCTGGTACGGCCGGTACTCTCTTAACCTAACCTTTAAACACAGGGAGAGGGCTCGAAATCCCTCTCCCTGTATAAGGAGCGAATTATGGAACGAAGAATACACGTTATCAATCTATTCAAAAATCAGGCCGTCGGCGCCGGATCCAACGGGCTCTCTCAGGCTATCGATCTTCGGGACTATTCCAAGCAGGGGCAATTCAGCCTTTATATTTCCGTTGGCCCGTGCGGTACGAATGCGACCTGCGGATCTGCTGTTCTTTCCTATCAGGGAGCTCCTTGGTGGGACGGAACGTATATCACGCCGACTGGCGGCACGTTCGGGACAGTTGCGGTAGGCACTGGCGGAAGCGATTTCATAACATTCACTCCTCCGGTAATACCTTTCATGAAAATCAATGTTAATGTGGGGACAAACGGTTCTGCAAATGTGACAGCATTACTCAACGTGAGATAAAAGGATGGTGCGCTATGGCTCTAAAAAGATTGTCTTTTACTCGCGGGGATACCCAGCTTTATACGCTGCTGTTTCAGAATAAGCTTCTGCAACCGTATTGCCTGAAAAACTGGACTGTTTTCTTTACCCTCAAAACCAATATTGATCTTCCCGATTCGGAAGCGTCCCTGCAAAAGGTTATCACTTCATTTTCCGATTCTACCGGTGGAACGTCTGGCGTTGCGGTCATTTCGATCCTGCCGGCCGATACTGCCACTTTGGATCCCGGGGAATACGATTTCGATATTGCAGTCTGCACCGCGGCCAGTGAAAATTTCACGGTCTTGAAGGGCAAACTCGATCTTTTGTATGACGTTACGCGAACGGCGGGAACTGCGGGGACTGCTCCATGAATAATCAGGACATATTTGTAAAAATAACGCCGGGCGAAACCATCGTTGTTACTTTTACTAATCCCATTATGGGTGATTATGGAAGCGGCGGCATGGGTTCTGGCGGCACTTCGGGCACTTCCGGAACGTCTGGAATAGGATCAAACGGCACTTCGGGAACGAGCGGCACTTCGCCGATCACCACCTCTGGCACGAGTGGTACATCGCCGGTGTCTACTTCCGGCACCTCTGGCACTAGCGGCACGAGCGGAATCAGTATTCAAGGAAATCCAGGCACTTCTGGAACGTCGGGAACCAGTCCGGTTTCAACCTCCGGTACAAGCGGTACGTCCGGCACGTCACCGCCGCCTGCCACCTCGGGCACGTCCGGTACTTCTCCCGTTTGCACCTCAGGGACAAGCGGTACTCCCGGCTCATCAGGCACTAGCCCTGTTTCAACTTCGGGTACGTCCGGAACGAGCGGAACTTCTATAAAAGGCGATCCCGGCACTTCGGGTACTTCCGGTACTTCGGGCACAAGTCCTGTATGCACCTCAGGCACGTCAGGGACGAGCCCCACAAGCGGCACATCAGGTACTTCGCCAGTCTGTACTTCGGGCACAAGCGGAACCAGCGGAACGTCGCCAGTTTGCACCTCTGGTACCTCTGGCACTAGCCCTGGCACGGATGGCACTTCCGGATTTGCTGGCACAGCTACTTACGCCTCATCAGCCGGACAAGCCGGCACCGCATTATTGGCCACCAGCGCGGGAGCTGCAGGAACAGCTTACTTGGCTACCTCTGCTAACCAGGCGGGCACAAGCTATTTCGCTACGTCAGCAGGGCAAGCGGGCACGGCTTTGTTAGCTACCTCGGCAGGTGCGGCAGGGACGGCCTTTTTAGCTTCCTCGGCCAATCAAGCCGGTACAGCCTATTTAGCCACGTCGGCAGCGCAAGCAGGGACAGCTGGTATTGCCGGCACAGCCGCCTATGCTTCATCGGGGGCTTTCCTTAAAGGCGCGACTCAGGCCTTAGTAGGTACGTCCGGTACATTTACGCTTGATTTCTCTCAGGCAGGAGGTTTCTACGGCACGGCGAACCTTTCGGCGATGGTGGTTGCATTTTCAAATCCGACAGAAGGCGGTGTTTATCGTTTTCAGATCCGCCAGGGAACTGCCGGCACAGCAACGATTGCCAGTTGGACTCAAATGGACGGGACCAATGGATTTTGGCTCAACGGCGGCACCGCCGGCACACTATCAACCGCAGCCGGCAAGCGTGACGTTGTGACTATTTGGTATGTAAATAGCGTTTACATGGCCAGTTATGTGAACGGATAAAGAGGGAATATGTATTTTAAAATAACATTGGGAGATCCGCGATATATAGCACTTGGAATGGTGGATGTTAAAGTGGATTTCTATCTTGAAGAGGGCGATGAGGGTTGGGCTAAATATAACTCTCCGGAGGGATCATTAAATTCCGAGGGTGAGCTGAATCCTTTTTGTGAACATTTCATGCAGTTCGATGCTGATATGCTTTCTTTTGACGATAATGGGCTGACGGAGGAATCCAAAGAGGCTATCCTCTGGTGTTGTGAATGGGCTTTGGGAATTACACACAAAAATTATCTCATTGACGACCTTCATTGTCAAAAGGGAGGGCAGATTGTAAATCAGGATATTGATTTTTTAGCAAGAGTTGAACGTTATAAAACACAGAAGGAAAATTCAAAAATTATCCGTGCGGACGTTCTCAAAAAACATATCGGAACGGCGGATTTTACCAAAGCTAAAACGGTAGCAAAATATTCGGTGAAGTAAGTGACGATCAACATAGGCGAGAATCTAAGCATTAATGATTATTGGACTTCGGGATATACCTGTATCACTATTTATAGCGGTTCAGCTGCCTCTGGCACCGGTTATCTAAACAGCATTACCCTGAATGTCCATGCTGCCATTTCCGGATTAAAAGTAGGAACTTTTTATCAAACAAGCGGCAGTAATTATACGAATCGGGATTACACGACCATTGGATCCGCCACGGTAGGAGCTCATACTTATACCGGATTGAATATAGCGGTGACTTCGGGTGATTTTATAGGTCATTATAACACGGCTGGAAGTTTAAATTCGCATTTGGCAACGGGCGCAGAAGTTTCATCGGCCGCAGATGGATTTGTTACGCCCCTGACAAATTATATGGATCATGGCGGAACGTGTCCGGTGCTTTATGGTTCGTCAGCCGCCGCCGCGGCTGTTTCAGTGGGACTTTTTACATTTCACGGGTGAACGGAGGCTTAGATGATGGAGAAACATATTGATATTGACGAGGAATTCAAGCAAAGTTAGCTATTAAAATTGGAGGGACGGTTTATTATGGAGGAACAATTAATGTAACATTCGCGGATACTTTATATAATGCTGTTTGGGCGTTAAATCCCTATACGGGCGTGGCCTGGACGTGGGCGGATATCGATGCGTTGGCAGCCGGAGATAATCTCTATGCAACGTACACGGATAAAGATAATTATGCTAATTGTACCTGTTACCAACTTTGGGCCGAGGTTACTTATGGAGTTCTTACTAAAAAAGGCGGACTTTTTGTATTTCATGGATAGGTAAATTATGGAATCGGAAAAATTGGCTCCTCAGTATTCAAAAAGAAAAACTTATGATCAAGTGAGGGATATATGGTTGACAAAAATCGTGCTGGTTTGCCGGACGATATTAAAACAAGGCGAACGAAAAACAAGGTTGTAAGCGAGAATTTGGCAAATATGATCATCACTTTGCTTCGTTGTATTCATAATAAAATAGTCGCGCTGAGGATCCTTGATTTATTGATATATAAATTACAAGAACGGCGGAGCGAATTTAAGTAAAGGAGAAAAAGCATGACAGTACCACAAGTACCATCACCAGAACTCGGTTGGAGTTGGCTTCAGCAATTCGATGTCGTGAGAATAATAATAATGGTTCTTTTATTTCTTCTCGGGTGGTTTGTTAAACGAGAGTTTAAACGCTTTGAAGGAAAATTAGACTGCATATCAACAAAGGCCGACGAAAAACAAGTCCAGAGAACTTTTCGGGAAGCTTTTGCCCAAATTAAAGACCATGACCATAAAATAAAATGCAATGCAAAGATATGTAAACCGGAAACGGATGGTGTCATTCTTCACGATAGAAGAATCATTGATGGATCATAGGGGGAGATTTTAGCAATGTCATTTGAAAAAATATTTCAGTTTACAATGCAATGGGAGGGCGGAAGTAAATATACCAACGACTCCGATGATCCGGGCGGCGGTACAAAATACGGGATTTCCCAAAAAGAAAATCCGGATATTGATGTTCAGAACTTGACCGAAGAACAGGCAATGGGTATTTACCAGCAGCGTTATTGGGATCACGTTGCCCAAGGCAAGGATGATGATATGGACATGGCCGCTTTCGACAGCGCCGTGAACTGTGGAGTGCCTACGGTTTTAAAATGGCTGCCGACGTGCATTACATGGGAAGATGTAACGGCAATGCGCCGGCAGCATTATGTTGCCCTGGCAAATGCAAATCCGAATTTGGATAAGTATCTGACAGGGTGGGAAAACAGAGTTAAATCTCTGGAAACATTTATTATAAAGGGGGGATAATCATGGCTTGGTACTTGAATCCAAAGAACTTACTGCTCATAGCGTTTGCGCTTTTGTTCATCGTATGCGGCGGTCTTTTTCTTTGGGAGCGTGCGGAAGTAAATGCGAAAAACACAACGATTGCAAAACAGGCGGCTGACATAGTGGCAAAGGATAAAAGCATCGCGGATCTGAATGGGCAGATTGCCGATTATCAGGCAAATTTAGCCGCCATAAAGAAGGCCCAGGCTGAACAACAGGTGATCGCCAATAACACGGCTACCCTGTTGGCCAAGGCGAACAAAATAACTGCGAACTGCGTCATAGGAGGGGATGATGAGAATACGATTGATAGTATTACTAATGATTTTAACAATGCTGGCGGGGTGCTGCTCCCTGTGCAAACAGCCGGTGGTGGTGCAGAAACCGGTGCAACGGGTGTGTCCAAAGCCGGTGCGCCCAATACTGGTAATCCCGTCAAACAACGATACACCGTCAAGCAAATAGTCCAGAATTACTTGACCTTGATCGATTATACGTTACAGCTTGAAAAAACAGAGGCGTGTTATGAATCTAATTAACACTTTTTTAAGAGATACTTTCAGGCACGGTGGAATATCTTTAATGCGGGTACTCACCGCCGTTGTCGTTTTGGATATCATGGGAGTCTGGACAATCGATTGCATTAAAAGCTGGAAAATGCAGGATATCCCGAGCGGTGTCGTTGGTGTCTTTATAGCGATAATAGGTGGCAAGGCCGTGCAACGCTTTGCCGAGAATCCGGAACCATGTAAAGACAAAGAAAAGGAGGGATAGCTATATGACGGTCGAGCAGTTTTTGATTTTTATAGCAGGGCTGATCGTTGGCGCGATTATCGGTGGTGTGGCAACATTTTTCATCATCCAGAATAATCAGAAGCAGGCAGCTGCTTTAGCCGCCAAGCTGAAAGCCGAGGCTGCAGCCGCGGACGCCGCGCTAACTGTAAAAGTAAATGCAGTTATCGCCGCTGTTAAGGCCGGCGAAGCCGATGTCGAGAAGATTAAAGCGATGCTTTAAAAACCCATAGCCGGACGGGCGGGTTCCATGGCCCGCGACTCCACCCTCAGAGTCTTACCGTCCGGCTTTAACCTGAGGGAATGAAATTTGAGGGAGAGAATATTATGTTCGAAAAAGTGATCGTACATGCTAATTTTAACGAGAGGACGGGCTACGGGATCCATGCCTCACGGTTTTTCCCGAAGCTTGAGGAATTAGTGTCTAAAAATCGGGGGACTGGAGAAGTTCATATATCGTTGTTGGACGTGGTAACGGCTGCGCACACGACAGTACGCCATCCGGCGCCGTCCATTCTTTTCACGGTATGGGAATCGACTGAATATCCGGCAGATTTTATGGAAAAACTGCCGCTTTATGATCAGTTGTGGGTGCCATCCGAATGGCAGAGGTCGTGCTCAATAGCACAGGGAATACCGGAAGAATTTGTGAAGGTCGTACCTGAGGGCGTTGATGTTGAAACCTTTACGGCCGACAAGAGCAATCAGGCAGAGGTGGCAATATCGCTTGCCCGTCGTATGGATGCAAAGCCTTTTACTTTTGTTCATGTTGGCCAGTGGCAGCCGAGGAAATCTACGCTGGAAATTATCCAGGCGTTTTTGAAGGCTTTCCCAAATAATCACAGGAATCTGGAGGAACGAATCGAATCGGCACATGTAAGGTTGGAGTTGTCAGTAGATACGCTTTTCCCGTCAGATGAATACAAATCCACCGAAGAGAGGTTAAAAGCTTCTGGCATCGAGGATTCCAGAATTAGCGTCGTCCACTTTGAAGAAAGAGATGATTATATCCGGCGGCTTCAACAAGCGGATTGTTTTGTGTCCTGTTCTCGTGGAGAGGGTTGGGGACTCCCTATCATCGAAGCAATGGCATGTGGAATACCTACCATCGTGGCAGATTGGGGCGGATCTACTGAGTATGCCGGAGATGCTATTCGGATCCCTATTTCTAAACTGATCAAGCCTTTCGGGATTTACGGCAACTGGGACGTTCCGGGCCAATGGTGCGAGCCGGATTATAATTTCCTGCGGGAAATGATGATTCAGGTTAAAAAAGAGTATGGTCGTTTTAAGCAAGAAGCGCTCAAAACTTCGGACAAAATCCATGTCAAATTCTCGTGGGAAGCTGCGGCGAACAAAGCATTTGATGTGCTAGAACAGCTACATGCGGACACTTTTAGGCGGACAGCTTTTGTGACAGAATCGGCGACAAAATCCGTGGCAAAACTTGTGCCGGCAAATCCGGAGGCGGATGTGCGCTATTACGCCGCAATGCACGGTTTCGAGATCCAAGAAATGAGCAAATCAAAGTCTGTCTTTGTCATTGGAACCTGGCCGAATTCGCCGGAAAAGATGGATGCCCTCAAGGAAACAATCACACAGGTAAAGGCGTATGGACTTCCCGTATTGATTTCCACTCATTTTGCTCTGCCTCCCGAGATTGTCGAAATGGTTGATTACGTCATTTACGAGAAGAAAAATGTTCTTTCCGGTGACTGGACGCCAACGTATTTAAGATGGGTTCCCGGCAAGATAAAGGAATCAAAAAAATCTTCCATACCGTATCATGGAGTGGCGTGCCTCAACGCAATCTGTAACGCGGTGGATTTTTGCTATCCAAAATTTGCCCGGATGCTTTACCTTGAATATGATTGTGAGGTTGATATTGATGATCTGGTAAAAGCCGCGTTTAATACGAACAAGCCTTTTACCGGTGTCAGGTATGTTGCCTCTAATGAACAACGATGGGTTAAAACTGACATTTGGGCAGCGGAAACGGAATTTCTTTGGGATAATTTAAAAAATGTTGAATCGTGGGAAGAATACGTCGCCAGCATGAAAGATGTTGATAAAGAATTCCCGCTGGAAAAGTATTTTTTCGATAAAATCGGTGAGAACAACATCAATTTTGTGAAAATCGATACCCATAACAGATTTGATCAGGTGGACAGGGAGGTTTGGGAGAACGATATCATAAATGTTAATTTTACCGATGGCGCCGGCTTATCCATTGCTGGAATATCCAAGAGAAAATATCGCGTTTCTTATAATGCCGGCAACAAGAACATTTATTCTCTGGAGCAAGCTGTTGGAATGTGGAGCCAGGCATCTCCGAAATTCTATTTGCCGTGGGAAATAACAGCTACTTTGGACGGCAAGGAAGTTTTTAACTGCAAACTGGATCTGAAAGATAAGCGTGTACTGATCAGTTTTGGATCTAAAGCTGTCGGTGATACGATTGCGTGGATTCCCTACATCGATGAGTTCCGGAAAAAACACGGTTGCCATGTCGTTTGCTCCGGCTGGTGGCAGGAAATTTTCGATTATCCCGAGATTGAGTTTGTGAAGCCGGGCGAGCAGGTAAAAGATATTTATGCCGTTTATACCGTCGGCTGTTTCGATGATCAACTGGACAAGAATCCGGTCAACTGGCGAGAGGTGCCGCTGCAGAAAGTGGCCACCGATATCCTTGGCCTGGAATATAAACCTTTAAAGGCTAAGCTGCGGCCGGTGATCAACCATCTGCCCATCGAGGGGCCGT